GAAGGAGTTTCTTGGTTGGACGAAAGAAAACAAACTTGATGATGCAAAACTACAACACACTGCAATCGGAACTTCAATCATCGCAACACAACCATTGGGATATAATTTCTTAGGTGGTAAATTAGTATCAGCTTTAGTAACTTGTTCTACCATTAGAAATAAATGGAAAGAGAATTATAATCAAACATTAGCTGGTATCACAACAACTGCTCTCTATGGTATTCACTCTCAATATAATGGAATACCACATTGGAAAACTCTCGGAGAAACTGCAGGACAAATCAATTTAAAACCAGACGATAGTATTTATTTAGTTTGGAATCAATGGTTGAAAGAAAATCATCCAGAAGAACATCACAAAGCTGTAAACGCTACAGGTCCAAAAAACAATGTAATCAATAGAATATTTAAACATCTTGGTATGAAAGCAAAAGATTATCAACACGGATTTAAAAGAGGTGTTTACTTTGCAGACATTTATGAAAATGGAAAAGAATTTTTTAGAAGTAATATAGAAGAAAAAGATTTGGTAATGAAAGAAAAATATCAATTAGATTATGACAGAATAATTAGTTGGTGGAAACCAAAAGCTATTAGAAGGTATGAAAAATTACATTCTGAAAATAGATTAAAATCAGAACAACTTTTCTACTCGGACATTATGGATATGTCTTGGGAAGAAACAAAAGAAAAATACTTAGGAGAAGTAGGTAGATGACATTAACAGAACAACAGATAACAGATAATTACAAAGAATTAAGAAAGATTATCAACGATACATTTAGTGATTTAAGATTAGATAAATTAAATCATATGTATGACGACTTAGAAGACAGAATGGTAGTAGCACCAGCGAGTTCAGTAGAACACTATCACAATTCAAAAGTCGGTGGATATGTAGAACACATATTACACGTTGTGAAATTTGCACAACAAATTAAAAAACTATGGGAAGACGCAGGAGCTACGATTGACTTCACGGACGAAGAATTAATATTTTCAGCTCTACACCACGACTTAGGTAAAGTTGGTGATGAACTTGGAAACGAATTCTATACACCAAACGAATCTGAGTGGCACATAAAAAACCAAGGTAGGATATATAATGTAAATCCTGATATAGAACATATGGACGTTACAGATAGAAGTTTCTTTTTATTACAAGAGTATGGAATTAAATATTCTAAACAAGAGTTCTATGGTATTAGATTGGCAGACGGAATGTATGTTGATTACAACAAACCATATTTGATGACTTCAATTCCAACATCTATGTTGAGAACACACTTACCAATCATCATACACCAAGCTGATATGATGGCTACATATTACGAAAGAGATATGTGGAAAACAGGTAATAAAAAAGAAGCTAAGAAAGTAGAACAATCAGTAAACAAAATTAAGAAAGCAGTTGATAACGAAGTAAAAGAAAAGTTCAATACTAAATCATCAGATGCTAAGGACATATTCAATGAACTATTTGGGGAGGCTAAAAAATGATAGGATATATATTACTCAGTATAATCATCATCACATTAGGTTGGACTACATTTAATCTAACGAGAAAAGTAGAAAGACTTGAAACTTGGATTGAGGATTATGCACAAAGAATACAAGATACACAACAAGTATTAAAAGAGATTGATAGTAAAGGAACATTTGAAGCTGATGATGAAATCGGTGTAATCTTTACATCAATCAAAGAAGCAGTAGATGAGTTAAACGAAATAACAGAACAGGAGTTATAATGCCAAGAAAAGCTAAAAAGGGTTCACCAAGATATTACTTCCACCAAGGAACAGAAGATGCAATCATAAGACATAATAAAGAAACTCGTCCACATATGAGAGAACGAATTTACAACGAACATATTAGAGTTCCCTTTGAAAAATTGGCTGAAAATATAATTCACACATTTAAGTTTTATTACTTTGATGTTCCAAGTGCTGATGTTATTCACGAGGTTGTAAGTTTCTTATATATGAATATGCATAAGTTTACTGAGGGTAAAGGAAAAGCATTTAGTTATTTTAGTATTGTTGCTAAAAATTATCTTATCTTACACAACAACAACAATTATAAAAAACTTAAACAAACTGATGATGAATCCGTAACTGATTACAAAAGAGATGCACTTTGGGAAACCAAAAGAGCAGATATCTTAGAGGGTAAAAAAGAGTATATGGATTTATTCGTAGAGTATTGGTCCAACAACTTGACTACCGTGTTTAAAAGAAAACAAGATATAGATGTTGCTAATTCGGTATTGTATTTAATGGAACAAAGAGAAAACATTGAGAACTTTAATAAGAAAGCTTTATATATTCTGATTAGAGAAATGACAGGTAGTAATACTCAACACATTACTCGTGTGATAAATGTTCTGAAAAAACATCACGCAAATTTACAAAAAAATTATTTAGCTACTGGCTCAATAGAAACGAAATGGACTGGCTCGTGGGACAACTTATAATATTATTATTGTTTTTAGTTGGTTGTGAAAATTCAACTCAATGGGTTGAACGAACACCAGAAGTAACTTATGATATGAGATTACCGATTGACGAGAATGGTTATTATCGTTTAGAAATTGATAGAGAAAGAGTTCAAACTTTACATAGAGTTGGTGGTTATGTTGGAGATGAATATGGGCCAATCGAAGCTCATAGAGTTGAGTGGGAAAGTAATTTGTATTGGTTCATAGGAGATACATTAGGTTATGTTGTTAAAAGAGATTTGACTGATGACTTAGTGTATGTTAGTTATGATACAACTTATATTACTTGGTTTAATGGATATGAAGTTCCAACAACAAACGAAGTTAGTTATTCAAATAGATATGGTGAGATAGGTAATATGATTGCTCCGACTAAACAAATGGTTGGAGATACTTTAAGACTAACTTCTAACAATCAAACTTTTAATATCGTTTTAGATTAGTGTAACAACGGGCGATATTTCTACCGCCCGTTAATTCCACCTTTATTTGTTAAGTAATCCGAGTATCACTATAAGTGATATAAATCCAGCAAATCCACTTTCACCAAATAGATTTACTAAACTAATTAAATTACCAACAATATCCATACCTAAGAATCCCCCTACAAATATTAATTGAACGAGAACACCTAAGCCGACTATGTGAAGTAGTAAGTCTTTAATTCCAGTTACACCTTCCATAATCATTGCGATTGTGTTTTTCATTTTAGTTTCCCCCTTTAAATGAACAAAAATCGGATTTTACCCGACTTCGTATAATAATTATAAGATATATTTGAAAAAATCAACGAGTATATAAATATATATTCCTATTTTTTGACATCTCTATATTTATTGTTAGGTAAATTTTATGGCAAATGACTACGAAATATTCGAGGGTAAAACCTTATCAGATGTCTTCAAGGACATATACGATAATTCCAAAACCAACAAACAACAATTAGAAGTATTGATGAAAGAGGTTGTGGGATTTATCAAAGACGGAGATACAGCCGTTCAGATTATTCCTATGTTAAAAGAATATTTAGAAATCAATGTCAAGAACGACGAACAACTTGTTAAGTTAGCAACAATCGTTCAAAGAATTACAGCAGCAGAAAAAAGAGTATCGGATAGTGGAGATGAGTTTGGTTTAACTGAAAATGAAAAACAACAACTTATGGACGCGATAGAATCTGATGTTCAAGAGTTACAAATCAAAAAAGACGAAATAGAAAGTTCTATCAGTAAGGAAAATTAATGCCATATTTTGATAAATTAGGTGAGGACGATAAACGCGGCCACTTATCCTATAACGAGGCTTCATCAATAGATGATAGGCCCGTTACAGAAGATATGTTGCGCTTAAAAGTAAAACAAATAGTCCAAGAAGAATTCTTTCACCAATTAGAACCAGTTGAAGTTATAGAGGTTAGAGATTTAGGGAAAAATAATAAGGGTGTAAATAACGGAGTGGTGGTTGGAAGATATGTTTATTCAGAATTTAATAAACCATTTCAACAATGTATAAGACCTGAAAACTTTTTTATTCCACTTAATCCAAATATGATGCAAATGCCTTTACCAGGTGAATTAGTTATAGGGTTTGAATTTGCAGGACAAAGATATTATTTTTCATCAGTAAACAACGCACCAAATATAGTTAACTATGATAGAACTGGCGTTAGTATAGATACTGAACAATCGGTCGCAGGACAAATACCTGGTGGTAGTAAATATTTTAAAGATGTATCAACTAATATAAAGGGTCGTGATAAAGTTTATCAAGGTGATACTTTAATACAAGGTAGACATAATAATTATATTCATTTGAGTAGTAATCAGAAAGATGACTCAGTAAGAAATCCAGATGATGTTGCGAGTGGTAATATACATATTGGAATTAATAATGGAAGATTAAAAGAAAGCTTAATTACATTAACATCAAATGAGAATCTTAAATATCCGAGTGATATTGTAAAGACCGGTTTAGATATGAACAGAACATCAGATGGTAAAAGTGTATTATCTCAAAAAGACCAATTCATAGCTAATGGATTTGAACAACCTTCTATATTCATAAATTCTAATAGAATAGTTATGAACGCAAAAACCGAAGATATAGCTATTTTTGCAGAGGGTAATGTTCACATCAAAGGGACAAAAGTTCAAATAAGAAATTCACGACAAGTTAGTTTAAGTGCAAATGAAGTCGTTAATGAAACTAAAAAATTATATCGTTTAAAAGAAGATTTAAAATCTGGTAATGTATTATTATTACCTGAGGGTGTTGTTGAAAGAGGTAGAACACTTGCAGAAAAACACCAAGAAAATATTCTACATTATATTGACCAATTAAATAGTTTAATTCCAGCAGCTATACCAGGAACAAGGTCTCAAGTAAATCCGGTTTGGTTTAAAAATATTAGAGATAAAATTAGAAACGCTAAAAAAAGATTAAAACAAAATAAATTAATTATTAGTTTAAAGTGGTTAGACTTTGATACTTTGAAAACATATACCATTGATGAATTAAGAGAAGCTTGGAGTCCAGTTCCAGGTATGTCAGAAGTTATTGGTAAGTTAAGTAATTTAAAATCACTTGTTGAAGAAGTAGATAAATTAAAAGAAGATTATGCAGTAGCAAAAGCACAATTTGATGAGTTCAAAGCTATAGCACAAAATCCAGCAGATTATTTTGAAAATTTAATTTTAGCTAAAGTTGAAACATTAACTTTTGATGACTTTATTGAAATAAACGCTACAATAAATGATTTCGAATCTAATGGTGGAGATTTGAATCAAATTGAAAATGGTCCTAAACTAAAACAAGAAGCTGGAGAAATTCAAGCTGAATATGAGGCATTACAATCATTTGGTGGTGATGAGAGAGTTGATAGGGAAGAAACTTTGAGAGATAAAAGTAAAAAATTCTTCAATAAATTACAAAGTGGATTTGCAAATGGATTTAACATTGCGATAGTCAACAAAGAAATAGATGTTGATGCAAAAGAAACAACCGTAGTTGCAGCAGAAAGTTTATCGTCTGCAGTTCAAGCCGGTGAAGACGCACAAAAGAATTTAGAAAACGCATAGGAGTGAAAAATGAATAAAAATAAATTAAGAAATATAATTGAATTAGTTGTTCGTAAAGAAGTCAAAAAACAACTGAGCGAGATATTTATTAATGAAGAAAAAGAAATTAGTTTATCGGAAACAATTTCTAAACCTAAACCTAAAAAGGTTATCAAAAAACCTAAAAAACAATACACGAAAAACACAGCATTAAACGAAGTATTGAATAACACTAAACCATTAGGAACATCAGACATTGATGAATATCCAACATTAGGCGGAGGAGTGTTAGGTTCTGACAATATGGCAGAAGTTTTAGGATATGGAGATTTAGGTAGAGGACAGAATAAGGAAAGAGCGAGAGAAATGGCGGCAGTTGATTCAATCAAGAAAGCTGGTGTTTCAGTAGACGCGGTGCCTGAAGATGTGCAAAACGCACTAACTCGTGATTATTCTGGACTAATGAAAGCTATGGATAAAAAGAAAAAAGGCGAAGGTAATTATAGACCATAATGGCTAATGTAAGAGAAATAGATAGAAATGATGATGTATTTGTAGGAATAAAATTTCCATTATCTTATGGATTAAATGGATTTTTCTTTCAATCAAAAACCGTTAGAGAACAATCAAAGTCAAATTTGAGAAACTTGTTGTTAACAAGTCCAGGTGAAAGAGTTATGCAACCAACTTTTGGCAGTGGACTTAAATCATTTTTATTTAGTCAAAATACAGAAAATGTTGGTGAACAAGTAGAAGCTATTATTAGAGAAGCTACATCAGTTCAATTACCATACATTCAAATAGACGAAGTTTTATCAGAAGCTTCTGGAAATGTTGTCAATGTTCAAATAACATACACAACAACATTTGACCCGAACGCCCTTGACACATTAATATTAAATTTTGAATTAGGAGACTTATAATGCCTACTACTAACTTAGACCAAGTAGATTACGGAACAAACAAAAAGATAGTTAAAAAAGAAGTTAGTTATCTTGGTAGAGACTTTTCAGATATAAGAAACAATCTTATTGAATTTGCAAAATCTTATTTCCCATCACAATACAACGACTTTAATGAAGCATCACCAGGTATGATGTTCGTTGAGATGGCTGCGTATGTTGGAGATGTATTAAATTATTATGTTGATAATCAATTTAGAGAAACATTATTAAATCAGGCAGAAGAAAAGAAAAATGTCTTAGAGATTGCACAATCATTAGGATATAAACCTAAATTAGCTTGTCCTTCTACGGTAAAAGTTTCATTAACGATAGATGTTCCAGCTAAAGATTTAGGTAGTGGTGTTTATCAAGCTGATTTAGATTACGCTGGAAAACTTGAAGCGGGTAGTGGTTTCTTATCTACAACAGGTGTAAGATTTAATTTATTAGATGATGTTAATTTTAAAACATCAAGTTCATTAGACCCAATGGATGTAACCGCGTTGGAGCCAGCTTCTGGTAATATTCCTACTAATTTTAGATTAACAAAAACAGGTCTTGCAAAATCTGGCGATACTAAAACAGAAACTTTTACTTTTACAAATGCAAAAAGTTTTGATAGTATTGTTTTAGGAGAACAAAAAGTTACAGAAATAGTTTCAGTAACCGATAGTAATGGTAATAAATTTTATGAAGTTCCTTTCTTAGCACAAGATACAGTGTTTGAATCAGAAGAAAATACAAGTTTAAATGACCCGAGTTTATCATCATACAAAAATGATACACCATATTTGTTAAAACTAATCAAGACTGCCAGAAGATTTACAACAAGAGTTCGTGATGATAATAGAACTGAAATAAAATTTGGTAGTGGTGTTAGTTCTAATCCAGATGAAGAGTTAATACCAAGTCCTGATAATGTTGGTTCATCTTTGGGTTTTGGTGTTTCAAGATTAGATGAGTCTTATGACCCAGCTAACTTTTTACAAACAAGAACATTTGGTTTAGCACCAAGTAATACGACATTAACCATAACTTATAGGTATGGTGGAACAATAGAACACAATATACCAGCTGGTTCTTTAACTTCTTTGTATAACACTACCTTTACAAACTCAACAACAGGTTTAGTTTCTTCAACACAAACTACCGTAAATGATAGTTTAAAAGTTGTTAATTTAGAAAGAGCAACAGGTGGAGCGAGTGAAGAAACACTTGATGAAATAAAACTAAATGCATCAGCATTTTTTAACGCACAAAACAGAGCTGTTACAAGACAAGATTATATTACAAGAGTTTATTCTTTACCACAAAAATATGGTAATGTAGCTAAAGCGTATATTGTTCAAGACGAACAATTAGAACAAGAGGGACAATTAGAGGTTGTGGACGGAGAGGTTCGTAGAATAAAGTCCATAGATGTCATACC